CCAAATTTGCGGACTAAAAGACCGGCATCTACAAGATTTTTTAACGCGTTAATTACCGCAGTTTTACCCGCGCCCGTAAAAGTCACAAATTGGCTGAGTGAAATTGCGTCAAACTCTTTACTCCAGCCTTTAGTTTTGCGGATTACAAGCAAATAGCATTTAAGCTCAACGCCACCAAGCTCCGCCATTAAGTCATCAACTAACGCATTCGGAACTTGGAAAGAATTTGGGATAAAACGATCGTTACTCATCACGCCACCGCCTTATTAAGCATTGTTGATAGTTTGGCTAAACCCTTTGCAGTTACTAATACTTGAGGGTAGATTTTTTCCGTCCCGTCAGGTTGTGTGACAGGGTGCGCTTTATGCTCTAAATAACCGCGTTGCAATTTGTCTTGGTAAGCAATCCAAGCAGATCCAACAGTGCGCTTATAAATCCAACCGTGAGCAAATAAAAATTGGGTAAATGCTCTTGGTTGCATTTGGAGGTGTTTAGCGGCGTTAGTGAGATTCATTGCACCTTCGGTTGCGGTTGCTAAACGGTCAAATGCTTCCGCTTTTGGAGTGAGTTCGATCACCCTCTCAGAATATGTTGCAAGCGCGCCGCGCAAGTAAACTGGGTCGTTTAATAGCATCATAGGATCAGTAGATTTCGCCACTTTTTCC